TCCACATCCATGCCGCGACACACCAACGACTGCACTTCCTCGAAGCTGAACCTGCCGGTGACTTCGCATCGGGCTGACCAGCCACGAAAATAGGCTTCGGCTTTGCGGTTCCATTCCGGGTCATCCGACTGTGCCTGCGGGCGAATACCATCTCCCGTGGAATAGATCGCCATGTTGCTGACCATCTCACGCACGAAGCCGGAGTTCCTGGCCAAGTAACGCGAGCGCTTCACCAGCTCACGATGAACGTGTGGCGTGAGATCCTGCCTGGCATCACGCGGTGAAGCACCAGGAACCTGACCTCGGCGCGGCGAGGGATTGGCGGATTCGTAGATCGAGCTGACGGCCTTGGGCTTGAACCAGCCGTTCACCCATTGGAGAAGTGGATTCATGGGGCGATACGGCGGATGTGTGAGGTGGTGATCCGGCGGCGACGTTCATAGGTGTTTGGAGCCAGAACGCGCAGTGCATGGACGCATTCATCGAGCGTCTCCTTCACGGTCATCGGGAACTGCTTGGAAGCATTGGAGCCGCTGTCGCCCCAGCTCATGAGGGTCTTGCCCTCCAAAAGCATCTCCTTGGCTTTCGCCTGGATGCGGAGAACTTCTGCGACCGTGAAGCCGACGGTGAACAAACCTTGCGCCATGCTTGGGCGTGAGCTGTCAACGAGCCGCAGGTTCCTTCAGGTCATGTTTGATCTCATCCACCGTGAGCCGGATGTAGTTCACGTCCGTCTTCACCACATCCGTGCTGCGCTCCAGGAGTTGAATCTTCACATCGTGGGAATCGAGGCGTTGGCGGTCCTCGTTGCGCAACAGTTCCAGGTGGCGAAGCGTGCTGGTGTGAACGCCCCAAGCAGTGGCGCCGGCGATGACCAGTGACAGGATCTGCACGACATGCCCGAGGCTGATGGTGGAATCATAACGTGGCTGGGTCATGGGCTGATGAGCTTGAGGATGGAGGCGGGGGTGATGAACCCAAGGGTGACGAGGCTGCCGCTTCCCTTCAGCGGACGAATGCGCGCCGTGATCCAGTCGCCTTCGCGTTCTTTGGCATCGGTGCTTGGATCGAGTGATGTGTTGCCCTCGATGGTGGCCATGCTGACGCCGCGCAGGGCTGTCACGATGCCAGCATGGCCGTTGCTAGTGCTGCCATGGCGTGCCAGCCAGATGGCACCAGGAGCCGCAGTTGGTGACAGCAGACCCAGCTTGCCGAAGTTGGCTGCGCTGGTGACGCAGTGAGGCGTCATCGTTGCCTGCCAGCGTTTGATCTGCTCCGGTGTGGCAGAAAGCGAACGCAGCGCGGCAAGCACCATACCTTCACAGAACGCGGCGCAATAGGCCCAGCCTGGTTCCCAGGGAGACGAGCGCATGAGCGAGCGCAGTTCCTCGACCAAGGCGCGATCAGGTCCAGCCGTGGTGGGGTTGTCCCAGTCGGCGTTGGGTTTTACTTCGCGCAGGCCAATGAAGCGGCCCGCCTGTCGCATGACCGCCGTTGCCAAAGAGTCGGAGGTCATTTCTTCCTCCAGTTGATGCGCAGACGACCATAGGCAGCGGTGGCGAGACCGCCGAACTCGGCAATGGTGTCCCAGTTGGCGGCGGCAATGGCCACCATGCCCTGAGCCTCGTCCGTGGGGAGATGCAGACCGAAGAGACGGCCAAGAGCACCGACAGCAGAAATGACGATGCCCGCATAAGTGAGCTTGCCCTGAAGAGTTTGAGTGGGGTTCATGCCCCGTGGAGCCGTGTCAATCTGCGGAGGCGTCGTCCTCTGCTTTGACCTCCGCATCCGCCTTCACCGACTCCTGACCCACGAGCTTCAGCATGACGGCAGCCGCCACCTGCATGGCTTCACAATCCCAGTAATGATTGGGACGCTTGCCGATGCGTTCCCACAACCACTTGCCGCCTTTGCGCACGCGCTGCTCGCTCTCCATCTGCGTGAGGTAGTCGTCGCCGGCGTCCTCGGCGATTTCCCAGGTGGGGCCACGCTCCGGGTCCTGATTGCGGCGCAAGCGCGCAAGCATGTCTTTGATGTTTAGATTTGACCAATAAAACACCGAGCAGGTTTGGCCACGCCCCAGCACGACCTTGCGGCGCGGTGAATAGAACCGATGCACGCTCCGACCTTCTTTGGTGCGATGAACGTAGGTGGCACGGCGGTCGCCCATGAGAGCCACCCAGCCGTGCTTGGCGCACTCGCGATACACGTCATACGTCGCGTGACCGGCATCAACGAACACCAGGTTGGAGTGAATGGAGAACCGTTCCTGCAAGCTAAGTACTTCGTCCCAGGTGGGCACGCGCTCGCGCCACACCAAACGCGAAGAACCCTCCAACGACCAGCCGCGCACGATCACGAAGAAGTGATCCATCTGGCAGTCCACCGTCATGAACCGCAGTGGTGCCGCAGCCAGCGCCGGATCGAAGGGCGGAGTGAGGAACTTGCCCTGCCGGTTTACTGCCGCCTCATCGTCCCAAGTTTCACCGAGACGATAACCGCTGGGCGTGATCTCCAATTTAAAATCCTCCAGGTAGTCGCGCCATGGCAGCGCGAGGCGCTTTTGATAGAACTGCCGCAACGGTTCCAGATCACCTCGTTTTGCCACGGCCTTCGCCCGCAGATAAAGTTCAGCGAGACGGCCCCAACTCATGGCGCACAGCGCGTTCCAGTGGAACCCCACGTTTTCAGTCGAGGCATTCAAGTTGGTGGCGACATAGCGCCCTGAGGTGTTGAGCAGACGCCGTGTGCGGTCGCTGTCTTCAAAGGCATGATTGCAGCCTTCGCAGTTAAGCGAAGCTGTTTCGCGAACGCGGGCGAAGTTCCATTCGCCATCATCATCGCGTGCGTCCTTGCTCCACTCGACGTTGTCCCACTTGAAGGGCTGCCGCAGTCCGCAGTGAGGGCACTCAAAAGTCCACTCACGCATGTCGGTGGTTTCAAATTTGCGGTGAGTGTCATCATTCTCTTCCCCGCCCTGGGACATGAAGAGGCACTTGCCCAGCCAGCCGAAGGCGGTGACACGGGCTTCCGCTTCCGCCATGTGCCCCACGGGCCAGCGCCAGGTTTCATCGCCGATCAACCAGCGGATGGAGCGGCGTTGCAGGTTGGTCTTGTTGTGGGCACCGAGCACCCAGAGCGTCATGCCATTGGAGAAATGCTTGGTGCTCGTCTTGAGCTTGTGTCGGTCACGCGGGTAGAGCGCCTGCACGCTGGGGCATTCATCAAAGATGCGTCCAAGGCGGCTTTCGGCCTGGTCCTTGGCGTCATCATCCGTCTGGTCGAGCCACAGCGCAGGGCCTGGTAAATTGGCAATGATGTAGCAGAGGCCGATTTCACCGATGGTGGTCTTGGAGGACTGGATCGCCGCCAGGATGGAGACGATGCGAACTTTGGGATCAACCAGGGCTTCTAGCGGTTCCTTGAGCCAGGGCGAATTGTCCGCACGGAACCTGCCGGGCACCGGGGAATAGGGGATTGAATGAATGTGTTCCTCCGCCCAGGCCCAGGGTGGTCGGCGGTCAGGAGGCTGCCAGATCCGGCAACCGATGTTACTCAGTGTCTCAGCCATGTCCTTGATTGAGAAGAGTCAGCACTTCGTCGATGGCCTTGCGGTTCTCCTCCTGAATGCCGGTGGCATCGAGACCGGAGAGAATCGGAGGCAGCTCGTTCTCGAACTTGTTGCGCAACAGGCTGGTGACTCGTCCAGCCACCTTCGTCCATTCGAGGCTCACTTCCTCCATGGACACATAGAGCCCCTTTTTGAGGGCGACTTTGAGTTCACGATCTTCAACCTCAGCGAGGAGCTTGCGTGCGCGCAGGGCCGTTTCTTCGTCCATGGAGGGAGCCGCACCTTTCAGATCATGACGTCGCATGAATTCACGCCAGGCCGAGACATCGTGCAGACCATTGGCCGCTGGAGTTGGCGCATCCTTTCGCTTCTTCCAGGCGGTGACCGACTGACGAGTGACTCCGAGAATGTCAGCGAGATCAACGAAGTTTCTCGCGAAGGCCGGTCCCACCTTGTCACCGCCCACGGTGTTGCTGGCCACATTTTGGAGCATGGCCCGCTCCGCACGAGTCAGCTTTCCACCTTTGTGAACACGTTGAACGAGATTAGCGAGATCCTTGTTGAGGAGCTTGCGGGCGAGATCGGGCGGCAGCGATGATTCCATGACTCCGCTGGCTGCGGAGTCAACGTCACTTCATTGCCAGCAGCTTCATCAGAGCCACCACGGCATAGCCGCGCGGTGTGGCCCGTTCCTGCTCCCAGTTTTCCAGCGTGCGCTTGCTGATGCCCAGAAACTCCGCCGCATCGCGCTGACTGAACGCCTTCTTTTCACGCCACGCCTGAAGCGCGCGGGCAAATTTGCGGGGAGTCACCCCTTTGGGAAGTTTCATGGCAGCCATACGCAAGTCACGCATAGCCCGCATCTGGCGTCAACGCCGTTGACACTTCTCGCGGTGCGTGAGTATTCCCATTTACTGCGCCCACACGCGGCTGATTGATCCAAACACGCTGAAGCCTAACCCGGCGAACCCGAACCGGCACAGCGCGCATCAGATCGCCTTACTGGCATCCATTATTCAGGAGCAGGGCTGGCGGAACTCGATCACCCTCTCCAAACGCAGCGGCATGATCGTGCGCGGTCATGGCCGGCTGGAGGCCGCTCTTCTCATCGGCTGTGAATCCGTGCCGGTGGATGAGCAGGACTATGCCAGTGAAGCCGAGGAACTCGCTGATCTGCTCGCTGACAACCGCCTCGCAGAACTGGCGGAACTTGATGAAGGTGATTTGAAGCGGCTGCTCAAATCCATCCAGGAAAGCGATCCCTCCTTTGATCTCGAACTCACCGGCTTTGCCGAAGACGAGATCCGCAAACTGTTCGACGCTGAAGACCCCGCCGAGGAGATGGAAATCATCCCGCGCATGGAGTGTCAGGCGTTCGAGCACCACGACTACCTCGTCTTCATGTTCCATGACCTGCGCGACTGGATGCAGGTGCTGCAGCTCATGGGCGTGCGCGAGGTGGATTACTCGATCACACGAACCACCAAAAAACTCGGCATCGGCCGTGTCCTCTATGGAAAACGCCTCCTCGATCTCTGCAAACGGGCCGCTCTGGCCGGAACTCCAACCCCTGAGCCTACGCCTGGTCATCCTGAGCCGCAGCCGGGCACGAACGATGACCAGCCACAAGCTGTTCCCGAGCGCCACCCTGCTCGTGCCGGAAAGCGAGCTTGAGCAGTATGCTCATATCCAACTGACGAAGGCCACCGTGCCGGACTCCGTGATGGGCATCTCCTCGTTGCGCAACTGGCTGCTCCAACACTTCAAGGAGGACGCGATCATCATGCTCGATGACGACATCAGCGCCTGCGTCTGCATGGTGTCGCTTCGCTGCCGAAAGCTGTCCGTGGAGGAAACGCTGCAAATGCTCAGCAACTCGGCCTACAATGCCCGTGGAGCTGGAGCACGGCTGTTTGGCTGGCATCAGCGGAGTGATCCGCGCCTGCTGCAACGCAATGATCCCTTTGGGGTGAACCACTGGGTGGGCGGTGCAGTCGGCGTGGTGCGCGATGCTGAAGGTGGCGTGCCGGTCTGGGACGAGCTCCTCAAGTGCAAGTGCGACATCGACGCCTCGCTCCAGGAGCTTCTCGATAATCGCCTGGTCTGGAATGAAGCGCGGTTCTGCTTCGTGCAGGAGCGCGACAAGAACCTGGGCGGCAACTCGCTGTTCCGCAGTGCTGAGCGCATCGCCACGGAGAAGCGACACCTCAAACGCAAGTGGAAGGCCCACATCGACTTCGGTGACTACAAGAGTCAGGAGCGCGTCTCGATGAGCGCCCCACGCCGCCAAAGCATTGCCCTGTGACGACGCACCCCACGGCACCTCCCAAACCCTGCGACCTAACCAAACCCCACGGCATCATTTGGTGATGCAAACGGATGGAATCCCGAAGTCACGGTGACGAGGCCTCCATTCATGGACCTCCCAGATCTCTTTCCCGCCAACCCCATGCAATTGCGCACCATTCGTCATTACAACTTCAGCGAGGTATCCTCCGCCATGCAGAAGGCCATCCGCAGGGGCGATGCGGCTTTGGCGGGTTACTGGGCCTTGGAACTGTGGCAGAGCGGCTTCGGCAAGTATGTGTGGAAGCGCCTGCTGACTATCAGTGCGGAGGATTGCTGGGGCATCCTAACTCAGGAGGTGAAGGCGCTACATGACAGCTACCTCGTCATCAACGACGGCATCCCGCCGAAGCAGGCCAAGGGCCGCATCTTCATCAGCAAGGCGGTCATCCTGCTATGCTTATCGAAGAAGAGCCGCGATCCTGATCACCTGCAAAATTACGTTTACGACCAGACCGCGGGACTTGATCCCGAAACCCTTGCCCAAGAACTGCGCAGCAGCGATGAGTATGTCGCCATCCCTGAGTATGCGTATGACTGCCACACTCGGGAGGGCAAGAAGCGCGGCAAGACCAAGGCGGACTTCTTTAAAGCGGAGCAGGCAGCACTGGAGCCGCTGCAACCGGGTCTGTTTGATCATCTTATCGACGAGTAAGTTCTCGCGAAGGTCGCATCAAGGCGCGCTGATAATCTCAACAAGTGCATGTGAGGCTGGACCATACAGCCATACCTTGCGGAGCGGTCCCCATCGTAAAACGCATCCTACGCGCCTTCACAAGGTCATGCTGATGCGGGGTGTTGATGGTTAGAAACGAGTGCCGTTCAAATGGTGCCAATCATGGATGGACAACGGTGTTCTGCGCCTCCGCCACATGGTGATCAAAACGGTGCGACACACAAGGTCATGGTGACGAGGCCGGAGGGAACCCAGCCCAGCGCTGGTCAACAAAAAGCCCTCCATGACCATGAACACCACTACCGCCTCATCGCCCATCACCAAACCCATGCTCGCCGACAAATGCGAGCGTCTCCATGCTCTCACCTTCCCCCTGCTCGCCACGCCCAAGCTCGACGGCATTCGCTGTCTCAAGCTCAATGGCCGCGCCCTGACGCGCAGCTTCAAGCCCGTGTCCAATCGCTTCATTCGCGAGTGGATCGAAGCCAACCTGCCTGATGGGCTGGATGGCGAACTGATCGTCAAAGGCACCACCTTCAACGAAACCGCCGGTCATGTGGGCCGCGAAAGCGGCGAGCCTGACTTCACCTTCGCCGTCTTCGACTATGTGAGCGAGGGCATCGACGTACCTTATGCCTGCCGAATGCAGGAACTGGCGCGTCTGCCGGATTACGAGCGCGTCGATAAAGTGCTGCCCGAGGAGATATATTCACTCAATGACCTGATGGCCTATGAGGAGCGCTGCGTGAGCGAGGGCTACGAGGGCGTCATGATCCGCACGCCCAGCTCACCCTACAAGTGTGGCCGGTCCACGGAGCGCGAAGGCTACCTGCTCAAGATCAAGCGCTTCGAGGACGCGGAGGCGGTGGTGCTCGACACCTACGAGGGCATGAGCAATCACAATGCTGCTGAGAAGGACGCGTTTGGCCGCACCAAACGCAGCATGGCGCAGTCCGGCATGGTCGGGCGCGGCGAACTCGGCGGCTTCATCGTCAAGCAGGTGGAGACGGGCATCGAGTTCCGGTTGGGTTACAACCATGTCGTCGGCGGGGTGGACCGCGTGTCTCTCTGGCAGCAGCGTTCCTCTTTGTTGGGCCGCATGGTGAAGTTCAAGCACCAGCCCAGCGGGGCGAAGGAAGCGCCCAGGTTCCCGAAGTTCATCGGGTTCCGCGAGTCATGGGACCTCTCATAAGCGGTTCGCTAAATGGTGTTCAAAACGGTGCGACACACGCGGCCACGGTGACGAGGCCAAGGGGTGCCCTGCATGGGGCCAGTCACCCGCATCCATTCCTCCACATGAAACCTGCCGATCCCAAAGCCGCCCTCATCCAGTGGGGCATTGAACTGGAAACCCGCCTGCCTCAGACCAGCAACGTGTCGGTGGGCAATTACCACGCCGGGTATCCGGTCACCACCGGCATCGCCACGACCGGTGCCCGCAGCAATGCTCCCGCCTTCAACGCTGATACGTGGAAGGCAGAGCGCGATGGTTCCATCCGCTGCGACGCCGGGCAGATACCCTGCGAATTCGTTTCCCCCATCCTCCATGGCGAGCATGGGGTGGAGCATCTGATCGGATTCGTCGAATGGCTCAATGCCCTTGGTGCCACGGTGGACCGCTCCTGCGGCTGCCACATCACCGTGGGCATTGAAAGTGTGATCGGCACTTCCGACACCAAAGCGGTGAGCGAGTTCATCCGCAAACTCGCCCACATTGCCCGCTGGCACGCCCGCAGCCTCTACGGCCAGACCGGGACGGATCGCCACCTCAACCACTACAGCCATCCGCTCTATGAGCAGACCGCCGAGCACATGCTCAAAATTGTCACCTGCGAGGAGGAACGCGTGAAAGCCGAGTGCGCCGAGCAATGCGGACGCGGCATGGTGAACTTTAGAAAAGCGTTCAAGCGTGACCGCAACGGGAGATTCGTCGGAGTGGTGGAGTTCCGCGTCTTTGCCGGCACGCTGAACATCGAAAAAATCCTGCATCACCTTGCCAGCGTGCTTGGGCTGTGTCGCCGCGCCTGCGAGGTCCAATGCCTCGGCGGGTTCGGCAAGAACAAGATCCAAGCCAAGCGCACTGCCACCGCCTCCGACGGCCTGCGGTTCCTCTGGGACTACCTCGGGTGGACCGGCAGCGCGCGCCCCGTTGCCCTCGGCCTCTTCGGCAAGCTGCACTCGGAGTTCCGCCACTACCGCAAGAGCGCGCAGCGGCTCTGCCAGCAGTTCGATAGCCGCTACCCCGACGCGAACCTCTAACCCTTTGCCCGCGCTATACGCAGTCTGCGCATAGCCGGGCCAAACCCAAGAACAACGAACCCAAGAACCGAACCTGATATGTGTGTGATCCTGATTTGTCCTGAAACCGTGCGCCCGAAGCCCGAGGTGCTGTATGCCTGTTATGAAGCCAACCCGCACGGCGCGGGCGTGGCATGGCGGGAAGGTGGCCGCGTAAAATGGCAGAAGAACCTGAGCACCGGTGAACTCATCACTCTGCTCAAGAAGCTGGAGGGCGAAGTGGTCATCCACTTCCGCTGGGCCAGCGTGGGCGGAGTTGATGCGCGATTGTGTCATCCCTTCCCTGTCACGCCGAAGGCCAGCGTGAGCCTCTCGGGCATGGCCGAGAGCGTGCTGTTCCACAACGGCACTTGGAGCGGGTATGTCGATGCCCTGATGCGGCTGGAGCAGCATCGCAAGGAGCCGCTACCAACCTCTCCGATGAGCGACACCCGCGCGGCGGCTCTCGTGGTCCATACCACCGGCCCAGACGCGCTGCACAAGCTGCCAGGGCGCTGGGTGTGGATGAATGCGCAGGAGACGCGGCTCTACGGAGCTTGGGAGGAGTGGCGGGGGATGCAGGTGAGCAACACGCACTTCGTCCCGCGCCTGCGCGCCGCCCAAGCCCGGCGTCACCACGCCAAGACCACCGATCCCCGCCCCCTGAGCCAGTCCTGTCTCTTTGCCTGCTAACCCAAACCCAACCCAAAACGAAAATGAAACTCTTTAAACTGATCGCCAGCCGAGCTGGCCAAGTGTTGTTCGATGACCGCGTGGAGGCCGACTCCCCGCGTGAAGCCCGTGAACAGATGAAAGCCCTGATGGGGCTCAACTCTCTCACCGGGGTGGTGTATGCCATCACGGAAATTCCCGTGGAACTTATCCAGAGCATCGTCGATGCGCGGCTCGTCGAGGCCCTACAACGCCTCAATGGTGGGCAAGCTCCGGCCACGGTGGAGCAGATGCTGCGGCCCATCGCCAGCGAAGCAGTCAGAGAACAACTCGCCACCTTACGCACGGTGCAGACAGCGGAGGCAGCCCCACCAGTTACGCCGCAGCGCTTTGATGCGTTCACGCCTAGTGTGGACCAGATCATTGGCACGCCCACGCCGAAGCCACAACGCAAGCGCGCCAGCGTGACCACGAATGGCACGGTGGTAGATTGGAAAGCCGTGAAACGACTATATCGCCGCACGGGTTCCATCAAACAGGCAGCCGCGCAGTTTGAGCTGTCGATCAACTCCGTGAAAGCACGCATCCGCCGGGAGGGCTGGACCCATGAGTGATCGACTCACCATCACCAAGTATGGCACGCGCTACTGGGCCGTGTGGATCGACGGGCAGTTGCTCGCCGTGACGCTCTACAAGAAGGGCGCACGGTCGGTGGCCTCCGCGATTACGACGCTCTCCACGACTCATGGAAAGGAGGTCCATCATGGCATCCAAGCCGCGTGAACGTGCGCCAAAACAAGCTCCGTCCTCGCCGATGAACTGGCGACCGCGCACAGCGGAGGATTTGATCGGCCAGGCCAAACGAGTGGCGATGGCACAGGCGAGCAAGGCGAAGCGGCTCTCCAGTGATCCCTCCGCCACGATGAAACTGCTACTCTATGGTCCGCCGGGCGTGGGCAAGACCAGCGTCGTCGAGTTGGTGGCGCTCCAACTGGCCGGCAGTCCACTCGCCATCGAGGAATACAACGGGCGTGAAGTGACGGTGGACCTAGTGCGCGATTGGATGCGACAGCTTCCTTATGGCAGCCTGTTCAGTTCATGGTCGGTCAAGATCGTCAACGAACTGGACCGGTGTTCCCGTGAAGCGCAGGATTTGTTGCTGACCTACCTGGACCGATTGCCACCGGGCCGAGCATTCCTCGGCACGAGCAACCTGCAGCTCGATCTGCTCACCGAGCGGTTTCAAACAAGGTTCCAAGCCATCAAGCTGCTGCCACCGACCACGGAGGAACTGGCGGCGTTCCTGAGCGCCCATTGGGCCGTGCCATCTGTCACCGCCACGCAGATCGCCGTGGGCAGTGGCGGCTGTGTGAGAGCCGCGCTCGCCGATCTCGAATCCTACCTCGATCACCAACCCTCATGAGCTTGTTCACCACCGCCCAAATCCCCATCCTTCACGACAGCCCCGGCCCATGGATCATGCATGTGCCCGTAGTGTCCACACGGCACATCCCACCGGGCGAGGCTGAGGCGTTGCTTTGTCTTCGTCCGCTGGAGTGCCGTTCACCGGATGATCCGCCCCTGTTGGCCCACCTCCTCGATGGCGTGGGTCATCTGTTCCTCATCGAAGATCTCGATGCCGATGAAATGACGACGTTCCCGCACCTGCGAGCCGTGCTCTTAGCCATCAAGGCCCGTGGCTATGCCTATGCGCGCCTCGACGCCGATGGCGAAACTTTTTCCGACCTGCCGCTCTTCGAGTGGTGACCCCCAACCCCATACCAAACGACCATGCAAAACATCCAGACCATGATTGATCAACACGGCGGCTTTGAAGCTGTCCGCACCCGCTACCTCCGCCTTGAGAACCCGCCGTTCATGCGGCTGGTGATCGAGGTCATCGGTGGTCCTTATCCCAACGGCGCATATGAACTCAGCATCGCGCATTACAGCGAACAGAACGGTGACGCCATGCGTGATCCCGAGATCACGTTCCTCGTGGTTCCATCAGAACAGGGCACGACATGGACACCACTCACCTATGAAAACAGTTACCTTGGAGCCTACCAAGTCGTGGCAGAGGTCAGACGTGAAGGCTTGATCAAGGTGAAGCAGTCACAGTGGATGAAGGAGCTGCGCAGCTTCGCCAAACAGTGGGACCGAAACATCAAGCAGCAGGGGTTTATGGAGGTGTTCGTGCGCCAATATGGTGTCGCAAACGGTGCGACAACGGAGGGCTCGGTGACGAGGCAAGGAGACGGCCCGCAAGGGCAATGAACCTGAACCCACCTACCCATGAGCAAGAAAGACATGATCGAACAACTGCGCCAACGCCTTGCCAGCAATGACCGCTGGGCACTGCGCGCCTTGATGCGCATCTACCATAACCAGACCGCCGACGAGCAGAACAGCGAGTCCACCATTGAGCGCAATGGCATCGGGTTCACCGGACCTGATGCAGAAATCCTGACCAGCTTCGCCCGCCAGTATCAGCGGCGCGGGAGCTTGAGCGAACGGCAGATGATCATTCTGCGCCGTCGCATCCCCGCCTATGCACGCCAGATCGTGCAAGGCAGCGACACCACGCGCATCGAAGCCGCACTTTGCGGCACTGCAACTACGCAAGCTGCGGAGCCACAAGCCTGAACCTAAACCCAAACACCACCACCACCATGCCCACTACGTCCGCACCTGAAATCGAACTGCCACCCGATGCCGCCACCGCCGATGACCACCGCAACCCGCGCCGCCGCAGGAGGGACCGCGATGAAGAGGAACCCGCTCCTGACGTCGGCCACCTCGTGCAGCCGGAACCCCGTCACGACCTCGACAAGATGATCCTGCATCCTGAGGTAAAGACGGACATCCTTGCCGGTCTGCGGGCGCTGGAGATCCGCGCCGACCTGGACCGCATCTGGAACCTGAGCGCCATCCAGCCGCAGCAGGGTCGCTGCATCCTCAACTTCTACGGCCCACCCGGCACAGGCAAGACGCGCGCAGCCTTGGGCATTGCGTTGAAGCTGGGCAAGCCGCTCTACCAAGTGGATTACAGCGCGGTCATCTCGAAATACCTCGGTGACACCGCCAAGCACATCAAAGCGGCCTTCGCCGCAGCCCGTGATCACGACGCTGTGCTGTTCTTCGACGAGGCTGACAGCCTTCTTTCCAAGCGCGTATCAACCGGCGAATCCTGCTCAACCTCCATCAACCAGAACCGCAACTGCCTGATGCAGGAATTGGATCGCTTCGACGGAGTGGTGATCGTCACGACGAACCTGTTTGAAAACTACGACCCCGCGCTCCTTCGTCGCATCCAGCGTCACATCAAGTTCCGCGTTCCAGACGCCTCCATGCGCAGGGAGTTGTTCGCCCTTCATCTTCCCAACCCTGATCGGGTGAAGGCTGATTACGCGGTTCTCTCGGAGCTATCACGCAGCCTCAGCGGCGGGGACATCCTGAATGTGTGCATCAATGCGATCTACGCCGGCAGCACGGATGCAGACCCAGAGAAATGGTTGGTGACTCAGGTGATGTTGGAGCGAGAGATTGCGAAGACTAAGAAGGCCAAGGCAGAGCACTCGGGAGAGAAGGGCAAGAGCCGGAGAAGGATTGGTTTTCTCGGTTGCTGTTCCTCTTTCCAAAAGCAAGACACTCACTCGCGGATGCGCTCGGCGTAGTCGTGGGCGTCGTGGTTTTCATTTCCGGGTATGACGGGCCATGATTGTTAATCGGAGTTCGTGAGGATTGGTCACTTTCCTCGCTTAGAGCGAATCCGATGCAGGGGTAACAACGATCCATGTGACGAGGATTTGTCAGTGCTTGCCTTCGCTCCGCTCCATCGCACGCATGAATCGCGCACCGTCTTCGGGGGACATTAGTCGGCTGATCTCCTCATGGTGACGGTGCTTGTCTTCACCAGTGCGAGAGGGCTTGATGGTGAAGGGGCTGCCGTTGCCGTGGAAGTCGATTTCGATCTGCTGGATGAGTTCTGCCTGCGCGTCGTTGATGTGATAGGTGGCCTTCCATATCTGCACCGTCTTTGAGATGGAGGTGGTCTGCTGGTGGATGGAGGAAAAGTGCAGGACAAGCGCCGGAATGGCCAGGAGCAGGATCGGCACGCCGATGAGCAAGGCCTTGTCGCGAGGGGCCAAGGCAGTCGGAGTGGCCGATGCTTTCTTTTTGCGGGAGAGCTTGCTCATTGGGCCTGCTATTTGAGGTTTTTCGCTCCGCCTAACAACCTCAGCGCATTCATGATGACGAGCAGTGTGGCTCCGGTGTCGGCGAGGATGGCGAGCCAGAGGCTGGTGTGGCCGGTGAAGGCGAGGATGAGGAAGATGGCTTTCACGACGAGGGCGAAGGCGACGTTGAACTGGATGATGCGCAGCGTTCTCCGACCTAGCGCGATGGCTTCGGCCACGCGGGTGAGGTCGTCTTGCATGAGGGCCATGTCGGCGGTCTCGATGGCGGTGTCGCTGCCGATGGCTCCCATGGCGATGCCGACACTGGCGAGTGCGAGCGCGGGGGCATCGTTCACGCCATCACCGATCATGCCGACGTACTGATGCTCGGCCATGAGGCGCTTGATGTGCTCGATCTTCTGCTCGGGCATGAGATCGCCATAGGCTTCGTCGATGCCTGCCTGTCTGGCGATGGCATCGACGGTGCGCTGGTTGTCGCCGCTGAGCATGACGACTTTTTCAAGGCCTGCGTCATGGAGCAGGGTGAGAGCGTTGGCGGCCTCGGGGCGCAGGGTGTCGCCGATGGCGAGGATGCCTAGCACGGCCCCGGCACAGCCTTCATGCGGTGTGTGGCCGAGGATGGCGAGGGACTGGCCTTGGTTTTCGATCTCGGTGAGCCGGCCTTCGATCTCGGGTGAGCAGATGCCGAGTTCGTGCGCCATTTTGTGATTGCCGATGAAATGCGGATGTCCGTCGATGACGGCGGTGGCTCCACGTCCGGTGACGGATTGGTATTGGGTGGATTCTACCCAGGTGATGCCTTTGGCCTGTGCGGCGATGACGACGGCCTTTGCCAGCGGATGCTCGGAGTGGGCGTCAATAGCGGCGGCACGTCGCAGGACTTCATCTTCGGTCATGTCACTGATGGAAATGATGCCCGTGACCTGCGGGCGGCCCTGCGTGATGGTGCCGGTCTTGTCCACGGCGAGGGCACGCAGCTTGCCGACGGCTTCGAGATGTGCGCCGCCTTTGATGAGCACGCCGCGCCGTGCCAGTGCGGTGAGGCCGGAGACAATCGAGACAGGTGTGGCAATGACGAGCGCACAGGGGCAGGCGATGACGAGCAGCACGAGGGCGCGATACGTCCACTCCGACCACGCGCCGCCCATGAGCAACGGCGGCAGCAGGGCAACCAGCAACGCGACCCCAAACACAGCGGGCGTGTAGATGGTGGCGAACTTGTCCACGAAGCGCTGCGTGGGGGCTTTCTGCTCCTCGGCCTCTTCGACCAGCTTGATGATGCGGGCGAGTGTGGAGTCGCTGGCCGCTTTGGTGACACGCACGGTGAGGGAGCCTTCGCCATTGATGGTGCCTGCGAACACTGGATCGCCGGGCTTCTTCTCCACCGGCACAGATTCACCGGTGATGGGGGCTTGATTCACGGCGGAGTCACCGGCGATGACCTCGCCATCGAGCGGGATGCTGCTGCCGCTGCGCACGCTGATCTCCGCGCCGACGGCGACTTCGGTCACAGGCACTTCTTTGGAACTGCCATCGGCTCCACGCACCAACGCGGTCTGCGGCGTGAGTTTTAATAACGCGGCGATGGCACGCCGCGCTCTGCCAACACTCCAGGATTCGAGCAGTTCTGACAGGGCAAAGAGAAACACCACGGCGGCACCTTCCGCGCCTTCACCCACGAGCCATGCGCCAGTGACGGCCACGGTCATGAGCACGTTCATATCAAGCCGTGCTTTTTTGAGCGCCTTGAACGCTGCGGGGAAGACGAGCAAGCCACCCGCGAGTGTGGCAAGGGCGTAGCAACTCGTGTGCAGCAGCGGTGGTCCGAGTTTGAGCCATTGCAAAAGCATCCCGGCTCCCAGCAGTGCGCCGGAGGCGATGACGAGCGCATTGCGCGGCAACGCTGTGTCGTCATGGCCGTGCTCGCAGGAGCCGCAGGATTTGGATTCAGATTCGTCGTGGTGTTCGGTGCTCATGGCTCAAAAAAAATGGGTGGCTGCTGAATAGTTCCAACGGGGTCTCGTCTGTTGAGATAAGCCGCCCATTTGGCGGCAACGAATCAAACCTAACTCACAATGAAAAAGCTCATCACTCTCCTGGCTGTCGCTGCCAGTTTCGCTGTCTTCACTCCAGCCGCTGTGCAAGCGGGTGACAATCATTCCTCCAGCCGTTCCGGTCATGGGAGCGGGCATGGTTCTGGTCACGGCTCCAGCCATCACGGAAGCAGCTCCAGTCACCACAACTCCGGTCATGGCAGCTACCAGCCCTACACTCCGGGCCATGGCAGCGGCCACAACTCCGGCCACGGTAGTTATCAGCCTTACAGGCCAAGTTATGGGAATGGCGGCAGTCACAACTCCGGTCATGGCTCCAGCCACGGCAGCAGTGGTGGTGCGCACATCAGCCTGCCAGGTTTTCATATCGACTTTGGTGGCCGTTCCGGTCGTCACTAACCCAGGGAGTGGATGCCCTGTTTCCAAACAAGCCCGACGGAGAATGGATGCTCCGGCGGGCTTTTTGTTGGTGACGGGTGATGAAATGAACGTGGTCATTCCAGGAGCTTTTTGATGCTGGGGATGCTGTAAGCCTCGCCGACGATTTCATCGCCGCGAAAGACTCGAATGGCCCAGCCGTGGTAGCGGCTCCCGGTGGCTTCGACGCGCTTGTATTTGGCGCGCTTGCCGCTGCCGGACTTCTCCGAGTGTTGGGGCGTGAAGTTGAAGGTAACGTCCGGGGAGATGATGCGCGTGCTTTTGCCTGCCTCCAGCCCGGCTTTGAGGTCATTGGCCTTCAGCGCGACGATTTTATCCCCGGCCAGATCATCGGCAAAGAAGGTGCAGGTGACTTTGACCTCGCCCTGAAGCGTGGCGCTGCCACGGAGTTCTATTTCAAGGTGCTTCTTCACGACCTCGGCAATGCTGCCCTTGGGGTCGTTGTGTTCCGTCTTCACGGTGGCAGTGACACTGACATGGCCGACGGTTTGCGCGATGAGCGCTGGGTATGACCCTGCGGTGATGAGAAGGAGGCTGATGAGCTTGATCACTGTTAGGCACATGCAGTTGCGTGGCGTTATGAATGAAACAGGGATGGTTTTCATGGTCTTCAATGTGGTTTTAGGGCTGTGCTATCAGCACGATCTGGCGCACAAAATCCGGGCCGATAAGCGGGTTGTGGAGCTTGATCTGAACTCTCATGCCCGGCTTCAAGTGGGCTGGCAGCGCTTCCTTCTCATCGTGCCAGAATTTGACCCACTCCGAGTAAACGAACTGGCGCACCGGGCCACCATCCTGCGAAAAAGTGATCCAGCGCGTGGAATGATCAACAGATTGGACGACACCCGTCATTGTGGTGCCCATCGGGCGAATCGCGCTGGCAGTGGATGAAAAACACAGGCCAGCGATAGAAGAAAAAAGGGCGATTTTGATGAACATGTTCATGGTCATGGCTGCCCAGCCAGCAGCACCGCCCTCACGGCGGAGCGGTGCTGTGGCGGACGCTGGTGAAGGGTTACTTCTTCTTCTCCTCCTCACCGTGCGCACAGGTGCAGGCGTATTCCTTGTTCTTGCAGGTAGGGCACTGTTCGAGGTTCAGGTTGAACTTCTCGGTGACGGCCTTGGCACCTTCCTTCTCGCGGATTTGCACCACGGTGGGGAGGTCGTTGCCTTCGGGGACGGCTTTGTCGCTGATGAGCATGTTGCC